GCCTCGGGAGAATCGTTGACCGTGTTGAATGCCTTCTCCGAAGGGGCCGCAAGGGCACCATAGACAAGGTGAAGCTTATAGCCGTATTCGGCGCCAAGCGTGTCGTTACCGACCTTAGTGCGGTAAGAGAATCCGAAAGTAACTCGAGGCTGCTGACCCACCGAGACACCCGCAGAGGGAGAAACGGTACCGTCGCACTGAGCAAACTCCGGCGGGTACGTGAAGGCCTCGATCGTCGCGCCGAATTCCTCAGCGGAGACAAGGTTCAGGTACTTGATGTTGTCGGCGTACTGAGGTGTGGCTTCTGCACCGGAGGGGCTCTCCGTGACCGAAACCAGACCATTCCACGGGAAACCAGTGTCATAGACACCGCCTGTGGGAATGTACAGCACCCCTCGGTCGACGCCAGTCTCGTAGAAACGCTGACCGACTCCGTCCCAAGTAAGGATAGTCATTTTACTTCCTTTCTAGAAGTATAGGTTGTAAATCCAGTGGTTCAGGCCCTCACCAGTGTAAGTTCGACTGAACGAACAATACGGGAGAGTTTCAATCAACCTACGAACCGGAACATCCGGATCTCTGTCAATTGCGGTAACCTGGTACCGATCGGTTCGTCGATGAGCAGCGTTATCTGCGTAGATTACTGCTTGGTCGTCCATCTCATAGACAATAGCGGGGTATACCATGCGGGTGTTTTCATCCGGCTGGAAATACACATTGCGAGTACCGAGAAGCCCAACGAAAATCTCATTGAGCTCTTCTCGTCTACTCACTACCGGAGTCGGTGGCAGCAACGGGGCCATTGTACACCTCCCCAAGACTGAAGATGAGACGGGGGCGTTCCTCTTCGATGCGAATTACATACCAAAGAACACCCTTCCACTCGACGAATCTAATGGCATCGATGTTCTCATTAACGTAATCTGTAGCGATTACACTGATTCGATTACCCAGTTTAGCGTCACGATTGACCTTCTCGCCCTCTTCAAAAGAACGAGAAGGACGGAGGACGTCACCATAGAGATTTCTCTCCGTGATGACGTCCTCCATGACTCCTGGGCGCGTCTCTACAGTGTGGCCGAAACCGACCCTACCATAGTATCGTGCCATTTTGAAGGTTATCCTTCAGATCAGTACGCGTAGAACCAGTCGGTGTCCAGGCCGTGCGGGAACGAGTAACCCGTAGCCGGACGTGCCTCGACCTCGGTGGACTCGGTGATCGCGGGCAGAGCGCCAGCGGACTTGAGCACGTTGTCGATGTAGTACGTGACACCGGTCTGCGACGGGATCGTGATGACCTTGGTGGTCGGGTTGTAGGACGGCTGCGTCGGCGTAACGACAGTACCCAGGTTCTTCTTGAGAATCAGGGCTGCCTTCGGCTTGGTCAGCGCACCCGAGATACGCGTCTCGATCAGGTACTTGTACTGGTTGTAGTCGATGTCGAAGTCATCGAACATACCAATACGACCACCCTGATCTGCACCAACGGTGTAGTCCTGGAGGTTGACGATGATCGCGAGGATCTCCGGGGTGTCCTCCATGACCTCAACGGTCACGATCTTGCGGACACGGAGAGCAGCAGCAAGCGACTCCTCGGTCTCGTAGAGACGGCGGCCGACCTTGTCCTTCTGGAGAATGAGATCGGTGAGCACCTCGTCCGTGGTGTAAAGGGTGGGGTTACCCGAGCCCTTGTAGTTGCGGCGAGCGTAGAGGATGCCCTCGACGAGGTCGTTCGCGGACGACTCCGAGGCCAGCGTGACCACGTGGGAGTACATCTCGTGATCGAACGCGACGGGACGGATGTGGTCCTCGTCGATCTTGTCCTCGTCGTCAACCTCGCGGCCGTCACCGATGAGGATCGCACGCGCGACTTCCTCATCGAGCATGAGGCGCATTTCCGCCTTGAGCCATGCAACGACGTCGAGGTCCGTGATGTCGATGATGTCATCGCGGTCGAGCTTCTGCTTCTTGTAGATCGTGGTGGGCGTGGTCACGCGCTTCAGGAGCTTGATGACCTCATCCTTCTTCAGGTTACCCTTGACGTAACCCTTCGCACGAGCTTCCTCGGCAGTGATGTCGGCGACGAGCGTCTTGATGCGCGAGAAGGGCGAAGCCTTAACGCTCTCGAGAACGTCCGTAACCCACTCGGTCCGGCGCTTGATGAGCTCCGGGGTGTTCGCCAGGGCGCGAGCGTCCGGGAACAGGAGGTCGATGTCCTCGATACCATAGTCAGCCGCGTGGGCGAGGATGGCTTCCTTGAGGGAACCGTCGCGCTTTGCGTCAGACATGATGGTGGACAGCTGGTCGTGGGTAAGGGTAGCCTTGCCCTGGGGAGCCTCGCCGGTGATACCGTTCTGCTCGAAGAGGTTGTGTCGCATTGCGTCGAATCCTTCCTGGATCTTGTTGTCGAAGTGAGCAAGGAAGGTGTCCTTGTCATCCTCGGAAATACCCGACTGCTGCAGGGAGCCGCCGGTCGTGTCGGCCGAAGCAAGTGCCTCGCCGATCATGTAATAGACGACCTGCTTCTGCTCGTCGCTAAGCGTGTTGAAGACATCTTCAACCGTCTTGTCGGCGTGCTCCAGGGTGTCATCCTTGGTGGGCATGATTTCTCCTTCATCAGATTCTTCGACGTGCTTAAGGGCATCGCCGAGCATAGTGTGGACAAGAGTCTTCTGGTCATCCGAGAATGACGTGAAGACGGCCTGAATTTCTTCGTCCGAATGCTGAAGCGAGTCATCGGAATGTCCGAGTGCCTCACTAACAACATAACGAACGACGCTTGCCTGCTCATCCGTGAAGGATTCGAGGACGTCAGGTTCATCCTGTGTGATTGCGGAATGCTTAACAGTAGACTCTGCCACGAAGGGCTCGATCATCTGCTCATTCCAAATGTAGGCTTCGTCATCGAGAGTGTCGAACGTGTCGCCGTGGACAATGTTGACGTTCTCAATGACTGCACCGGGGTTGGCGCCGGCAAGCACAAGGCTGACTTCTCTAATGTCTCCGTGAGTAACATCCTTGCCGCCGTTGGTACGACGCTCAGTGAGGTTGTTCGCGAAGATCGAAAGAGATTCGACATCCTTGTGCATAACCATGATCTTGGCCTGCTGGCCATTCTCAGTGGCGTTGAAGTATCCGTGACAGAACACACCAAATGCACGATCTTCCAGAATTGCATGTCCGAGGACTGCGTTCGGGTCGTTGTGCTGATGCTGCCAAACGAGAGGAACCTTCTTCTTGTCCATATGCGCGAAAGCACCGGACTTGATAGTTCGCCCGTCGGTACACTTCTGATCATTGACGCTGGCCCAACCACTAAAGTCGGGTGTCAGGTCTCCCATTTTGAAGTTTTCCTTTCTAGGGTCGTACCTGGGTCAGTTCGAGCACAGGCTCGGGTGCCGCCGCAGGAGCTACTTCGCCGCGCTTCTCAGCGGGCATGTTCGAGTTGATAAGCTTGTCAGCCTTCGGGTCGTCAGCAGGCTTGTAGCCAATAATGCCTCGGAACTCGTTGGACGAAAGAATCTCATTACGAGTAAACTTATCCGCGATCTCAGCAAGCTGACTAATCGGGACGAGCTTGAACGGATCACGAGCGAAGTCAATCATCTGACCCTGGGAGCGCGCAGTCTTGGTCACGAATGACCGGTTCAGCGCCTCGCAGATAGCTCGAAGTACCGGCTCGACAGTACGGTTGTAGTAGTTCAGCATGGTGGCCTCATCAGCAGTACCGTCAAAGACGGACTTCGTAAGACCGAGCTGGTTGTACAACTGTTCAGTGAGGTATTCAATCTGCTTCAACATGTTGTTTTCGACAGGTCGATTCAGCTGAGTAATCTTCTCCGCTTGATCCGTATAGGCGATTCCATACTGAGATCCGCTGAGCTGCTGTTCGATCTGAGATCGTCGTTCGGCAGCCTGCTTCTTCTTCTCTTCAGTCTTAAGCTGATAAGGAAGTCCGATGATAAGATCAAGCTTGCCCGAACCAGCAGCCTCATCCAGCTTATCGAGAAGCTGAAGCTTTCGAATCAGTCTCTGAAGAATGCCATTCGGCTCATTCATGACTGCATAAAGAGGATTCTCTACAATAGCCACAACACGCTTGGGTAGGACGAGCTCGTCATGACGACCCATCTTCTGATTCCAAAGCTTAACTCGGACGTGTTCTGGGAACCACCCTACGATCTCCCCAACTCGAAGAGTCTTAATGTCGTAGCCACCCGTATACTTAGGATTGATCGACGTATCGACTGGAACAATAGCAATAACGCCCTTATCGAAGAGAGTCATCGCGATGTCCTGACGGAACTGTGTAGCTGCCTGATCCAGGTTAGCTTCGACAGTTAGACATTCATTGAGGCCGCTATCAACGTCCTCAAGATACCTTTTGTTGCCGTCACGTCGAATATGTCGAATGTACACCGAAGCGACATCAACCCCAAGACGAGTGTAGATGGAAGTGATGATCGAGCCATCATTCGAGACGCGCATTCGATTTCGGTCGGGACGAAGCCCATAACTCTGACCGAAAGAACCTAGAGTTGGAGCTGCATACTCGTCTGTAGGATCATTATCGAGAAAAGCATTCCAAGCATGCTTAAGCTGATCACGAATTCCCATAAACTACCTCCTTTCTTAGATAGATGTTGCGTTTAGCCGTAACTACCCTTAGCCTTATCGAAGGCGAGAGAAACAACGGAGTAGGAGGTCAATCCTTTATTATCAGCGAAGAGGTTTCGAGCTACTTCAGCTCCGCGCTTAGCGTTAATATGAGAAGCAAGGTTGCCAGCTGCACGATCGGCCATTTTAGGACCATACGTAACAGCAAGAACACCAGCACCAACCGCGAGGCCAGTACCAGTGCTACGAGCATATTCCTTAACCCGAGCTTTACCAATCGATTCGCCGTTAGCAATGCGCTTTTCGATTCGTCGAGTGCCGTTTCGACCAACGTTGTTCAGATCGTTAAGACGCTTCGACGAAGAATAACCCGCGGCCTTAGCAGCTTTGGTGTTAGCCTTAATCTCATCTTTCTTAGCTTTACGCTTATCTGATCCGCGCTTTACCGCTGACCGAACGCTATCTGAGGCGCGTCGAACTCCCCACTTCATTCCTGATACGCCGTAATGAGCCAGGAAGTCATCTACTTCAGTAGTCATATCACTTCCCAAAAGCGTTCTTAACGAAAGAAGCTCCAGCGCTAAATGCTCCAGAATTCTTTACAGTGGAATATGCGGTTTTACCAGCCTGAGTGGCAGCGTTGCGAATCGTAGGATTCTTATAAGCAGCGTAGACTGCTACTGCCGACAGGGCAACTGGAGCACCAGTACCAAGCGCGAGATTCTTAACACCACGGGCTGTCTTAGCAGTACCTTTGACTACGTCCTTGCGTTTACGCTCGCCTCGAGCCTGAGAAGCACGCTTACCAAGATCCTGGTTACCTAGGTGATGATCAAAAGCCTTCTGATACGAAGGGTCTTTCTTAGCCTTAGCCTCGACGGTAGCTTTAATAAGCTTTCGTCGAGTACCAGCACCTTCACCAAAGAACATCTTGGCCTTGGCGAATTCATTAGCGTCTTTCTTAGCTTCTCGACTAGTCTTCTTCGAGACTCCGGGAATACCCGCGCTTCGCTGACCCCACTTCATTCCTCGAACACCATAGTGCGCAAGGAACTCATCGACGTCATCAGCCATGATTAACGACTATTCAGAAGAGCCGAGATAGCAACGGCGCCGACAGAAAGAGCCACAACAGCGGCGACTTCCTTGCCGTTCTTGAACTCATTGGCCTTGTTAATGGTATCCATGTTCTTAGCTTTGACCTTATTAAAGGCTTTCTTAGCTGCGACCTTACCAATAACCTGACGGTCTGCCTTGTACTGAGCCTTAGCGGCTTTGTATTCGGCCTTAGCCTCACCGCTCTTGAGCTTAGTTCGAGCCTTAGTGACGTCCTTTTCCTGCTTGGCTCGCATCTTTGCCTTTTCAGCCTTATCCAGGCCTCGAAGTGCTTTGCGCTTACCCCACTTCATTCCCGACACACCGTAGTGAGCGAGGAAATCGTCAACTTCTGTCGACATAATTTTCTCCTTAATCAAAAGCATCTTTATTGAGCTTGTAAGCAACCCAGGCATCCAGAAGAGCCGACACATTATCGATCTTCTGGTCTTGACGCCTCTTAAGAAGCTTGCGGTTACCATTGGTATCTTCCATGGTAATGGCGTTACCCATGGCGAATTGCATCAGACCTTCGTCGAAGATAAGAGCATCCTCGCCGGCTAGATGTTTGAGCTCACCAAGTGGAACAGATTCGGTGCGAGCACCCTGAATGACCTTTTCGATTCCGAAGGGTCCTTCTTCATTCTCCCAACGAGTGACAAATTCCTTAGCATTGTAAGGGTCGTAACCGAAGGCACGGACATCATAAGCATTCTCGATGATGAACTTCTCAAGATCGTCATAAACATCCATCATGTCGAGCACGTTTCCGGGCAAGACATGGAGGGTTCCTTCGGTCATGAATTCCTCATACTTCACACGAAGCGAAGCCTGAATCTTCTTCATGGCCAAATCCGAGACGTAACTTCGAGTCTTAACACCGAAGCTACCGTCTGAGAGCGGGAAGAGGAACGTAAATGCCGTGAAGTCGTCACCACGAGAGAGGTCTGCACCCATCGCACAAGGCATACCGTGGAAACTCTTCTCGTTCTTAGGAACTGTTTCATCGTAAGTGAAGAAGTAAGTATACCCCTCCATCGGAATTCCGAAACGCTTAGCAAGGATGTCATTACGAGAAGCTGGAACGGATTCCATTCTCTCGACATCTTCTTGATAGGTTTCGTAAGTTACGGTGTGGCCAAGATTAGGCTGAGCCTTTGGCCAGAGCGCAGGGAAGGCAACTTCCTCAACGGAGTCGAGTTTATACCACCAGATCGAAATCTGAGGAGCCCAGTATTCACCCTTAAGGATGTTCTGGAGTTCCATTTTGATAGTATCACCACTACCGTTTCGGACAGTACCCTCAGAGCTGATCGCAACGATCCACCAACCCTCTTCCTTTGACGCTCCCTGCTCGAGAGCACTGATCACGTCTTCTCGGACGTCACCAGAGAGCCACTCGTCCACGGTGTTGTACTTGTTACGATAGCCCTGAAGCTTATCGCGACTCATTGGTACAACCTCGAGGATAGAACTCGTTAGGAAGTTCTGGATACCCTTTTTGGTAGTCACTAGCTTCTGACGAAGAGCTCGATTACCAGTAGTGTTCTGGAGTGATCCCTCGGTAAGGAACTGGAAGTATGGACCACGAGCACGGTTGATAGCGGTGCTGATCGGGGAAAGAACTTCCTCGGCCTGCTTCATCGTAGGTGCTGTTGCGATTTGATGAGTAGCAGATGTGTCGACTGTGAGGAAGTATGCCTGAAGCGCCGATGCGTACATCGACTTTGCTGCTCCTCGAGCAACAATCAGGTATTGCTTCTTCGTCAGTCGCTGCTTGATCATCTTGCGGACGTAGTTTCCACCATGTCCGTGAGGATCCGGTTCGTAAACCGTGATCTCTTTATACCTGAACCAGGCAAGCAAATCTTCAGCCCAAAGCTTGAACGTATCAAGCAGTTTGAGCGGTTCACCATCCGTGAGTGTCAGCTCTGCTTCGCAGAAGAGGATGAATCCGTTGATGGCCAAGTCGTCGTAGTAGTAGCGAGGGTCGGCAATGCGCTCATCAATGCGGAACATCTGTTGCGAGACTTGCTCGTTCACAGGTATCTCACCTTGCATTACAGCCTGCCTAAACATGCCATAATACTTAGGCGTTGCAGTGTTTGATAGAGCCATTACCGACCCTCCCTTCTAATCGTATCCGAGGAATGCCGAATAACTGTCGTCTTCTACCGGGGGTGGTGTAGACGGTTTCTGACACGAGCAAGTCGGGTCAATACAGCTTTCACACATGATCCTACTTCTTCTTGGGTGTTGGAATAACGTAAGAAGCAGCTTCCTTAATGTCGAACGACTTAGTCATTGCGGCCTTAATTCCGTACTTCATTCCCCCAGCCAGAGCCACACCAGCGACAACACCGGTAGCACTAGCCAGTATCTTCTTTGTAGCGGTTCTGCCAGGAGCGAGATCGCCATCAAGGAGTTCCTTGAGTTTCTTCTCTTTCTGGAGACGATTCACCAGTTGGTCGAGATCCTTATCGCTAAGAACCTGACGACGCCGGCGAGCATCTTTCCGTTTGGCTCGAACCTTAGTTTCCTTGTTGGTGCGAGTCACCGTAGGACTGACGAATCCTTTTCGGACTCCCCATTTCATTCCTCGTACACCGTAGTGAGCAAGGAAGTTGTCGACGTTGGTGGTCATACGACCTCCTTTCCTACCATTTTGAGGGTTTCATTCAGAATTCTACAGACCCGCCATGACTTCACCGACAGGCTTAACCGCCATACCAGACGAAGCAATCGATGTCATGAGCGTGTTGAAATCACTCTGCAACCACTGCGTACCAGTTGCACTAGCTGCAACCAGATCATGGAACGTGAGAATGAGCCACCACCCATTAGCTGCGGCTTTTGTAACCAACGTTTGAATAGCGGAGAGCGATTGAGTAGAATCTACCTGTGTACTCTTAAGATACATTGGGGCCGAAGACGGTGTTACATCACGCTGAGATCCAGAAGTAGTGCGTGCAGAAGTGTAATACTTTTGCACATCACTAGCGCTAACATAGTCAACCTGACCGCCCGGATAAGCATATGATTGTCCGTTTACACCGTTCTGAACCAGCCAGGCACGACACGCACGAAGCTCAGCATCTCGCTGTTCGGCAGTCATTGCTGGAAGACCGGTTGAGTGCGCCGCAAGCGTTGATGCGTGTGATCCAACTTCGTGACCATGAACTCTGTAAAGATCAAGCCATTCAGCGGCAGTCGCATTTCCACTAATACCGAGGCGATCAATGATGGGGTAGAATGTGCCACGCCAATTACGAGCAGCAAGTGCAGCTTTTGCAAAAGTAACGTGTGACCGATAACCATCATCAAATGTGAGCGACACAACCCCTGCGGGTTTAGTAAACATACGAAGTCCGCCGAACCCTACAGTAACGGCCTGACCAGTAGCATCGTCTTGTACACGAAAACGAATCTTGGTGACGGCAGTCCCCATACCAGTACCACTATCGGCAAACTTGTCAGCCGCAGTGAACCGTGCCAGATATGGTGTATTTGGATAGATAAATTTAGTTTTATCAGTTCCCGAGATAACCGTGAATGAACCAAAGTTAGAAAAGTTATCGCTACTAACGAGAGCAAATATAGACGAAACGTTAACCGGTTTGTCTACACTAATAAGAAGCTCAAAGACCTTATTGGTAGGATCGAATGCTGTAGTTGGAACATCAATTGCGCCGAGTGATGCACCACCAGTACCTAGAGTGACACCCACGACTGCTTGAGTAGCCATACCCCAGGCATCCTGAGAAGTATCATTTAGGTTAATCGAACCCCATCCGCCAGCATTCGTGATGCCGTGGCCGCTCGCAAAAGAGTTTAGTACTGTTTTAGTAGGTTGTGGCACAAATTTAAGTGCCGGAATCAATGCCTGAGTAGCAAGGTCTGCTGGAGCAAATCGAGCGTCAGCCTGTGCTCTTGAGAATCCAGGCGGATCAAGAAGTCCCATATTAGGTCACCACAATCTGCGGAACGTTTGTCGCCGCGCCATTTGAATTACGCGTGATTGTTGGTTGTGTATATGTGCGAGTCGTCGCTCCATCAACGTGCGTGATGTTATAAGCTAAAACAGCATTGGTTAAAGCTTGTCGCGATGTGATAGTCAGAGTTCCAGACTTTCCGTCAGGCCAAATCACAGAAGCAGAAGTGACAAGATCATTTCCATCCACATTCACAGTACCAACGATCAGTAGATCTGGATTTTTAGCAGCCTGCTTGAAAAGAATAGCTGCATCAACAATTTTAACTCCAATTGTATCTGATATTCTATTCTCGACTGGAGGAGGGAGCTCGCCCGTATCTACGTCCGCGAGGACAATTTTCTTAACCATAGAAATAGTCCTTAAATCTTAGGAGTCGACGATGAGACCGAACCCGGGGTTAGCCGGATCCTCAATAATCTGTACCGACCCATCGCTGGATAGATTAGTCAGTTCCCATTCAGGGTCACGACCGGCAGTCAGAGCCTTATAAAACTTACCGTCAAGTGTGTTGACGTAAAGCTGACCTTTGTGATCGGCAAAGCCATCCCAGCTCGACGGATGTCCCGAACGAGCGATAATAGATGATTCGCCTAGTGTAGCTCGAGGAGACATAGTAACTCTTTCTTAATCAATCGTGATGCTGGCAAATCCAGGATACGTCCCGGACTCGACGATGGTGAAGTCACCGAAGGACTGAGCCACTTTAGCGAATCCGGGACGAGCAGGATCTTCTACAACCAAAAGTCCATC